TGACAATGTTGCATCAGATGCAGCAGCACCCTCAACTACAGCGTTAGAAGTGTTAACAGCAGCCAAGCTGTCTTTTTGCCACTCGTGGTATACGGCAGTAGCAGAAGTCTTACCAACAGATGTCATGAATGGAGTATCTGTAGGAGAGATGTTGTAGATTACATTAGCCAAGTCTTCACGTTGACCAATGGCGGTATAGGTTTGATATGTTGCCATGATAATTCCTTAAATAAAGTTTTCAAAAGCAGAAACCGCATCACGGATTTTGCCTGTTTTTTGTAATTGAGCCATAGCCTTCTTATGCTGGTCAGTATTTGTTGCTGTATTACTGTTACCAGACTTAATAGTCTTAGGCGGTTCACTAACCCTCTTGTTTAGTTGAGGCTTAGATTGTTGTAATTTATCGTACTGCATTGCCTTATACAATGCCATAACGTGCCGAGCATCACGTACTGCTGATAGCTCTTGGTCTGAGAATCCTAAGTTCTTTGCGAACGAACGCAAGTCTGACCTTAGTGCCTCTCCCTTAACTGGGTCGCTATATTCCGGTAGTGATTCAGACAATACAGCAGCTTGTTGAGATAGGTATTGTTGCATTCCTTGCTGTTGCTCGGCTTGTTGCATCTCTGCAATGCGTTGTCTTTCAGCTTGTATTGCGTATAACTTCTCTTTATTCTGCGACATCTCTGCCACTCGTACAGCGTAACCAATAGGGTCGGACTCTTTTAAGTAGTCCAAGTCTTCCTGTGGTTGTTGAGCATTAAGTAACTGCTCCATTGCTTGCAACCGTTCTGCATAAGCATCACGCATATATTTGGCTTCTTCAATAGCTTGTTGTTCAGCCTCTACTGCTTTGCGTTGCTCTGCTACTTGTTGCGTCTTTTTGGTATAGTCTGCACCTTGTTGGGCTAGTGACTTTAGTTCAGTTAAGGTTAGTTCTTTATCTTCGCCACCGACTTTAACATTGAATCGTTGTTCGTCTTGGTCTGATACAGACTCCTCTGAGCTAACTTCTTCTTGCTCAACTTCTTGCTCGTTACCACCTTCGTCATTCTCTTGCTCTGGTTGTGCTTCTGCTTGCCCTTCTTCGGGTGCATCTTCACCGCCCATTAAACCTAAGAATGCGTTTGTTGCTTCATTAATAGTGCCATTGCTTTGTGTGTCACTCCCGTTAGGGTTGGTGTCGGTAGTCATTTAAATCTCCAAATGCTAGTGCGCCTAGCCACGTTTTATAGATACTATAAAATCTTCCAGCGTTTGGCATTAATCTTGCGGTCATCTGCCATGCCAACTATATGTGCCATTACTTCACGGATGGCTGTTAGCTTTGTGTAAGCATCTTGTCGCTCATCGTAATCGTAAAGCGGTGAATTAGCCCACCGTAGCATTTGTAAATCTTCCATCTCTTTAAACACATCCAAGAAGTTTTGGTCTTGGAGCATATTGTTTGCCCACTCTGATTTGGTCATAGGAATCTGCCAGCACCACTAGAAGCTGCTTTTGCTGCACCTTTAGACTCACCTTCAACTGGCACTACACCTTCAACACCTAATAAGCTACTTGCCGGTACACCTGTGGCTGCTTGTGATAACTGTGGGAACAATGCAGCGATATCAATAGGAGTAAATGCCGGTACTGGTCTTGCAGTCATAGACTGATTATTAAAGTTGTTTAAATAATTACGCTGTGGATTGCGATTTACCCCAAACAATGCAGCCATTGGATTGTTTTGTTGCTGAGCTGGCTGAGTATAGTATTGATTAGTATCAGCGTCATAATATACTTGACCTTGCTGTGTTAGTGATTGAAGTGCTGGAGTACCCATAATTTAGTCCTCTATACCATATATAGTAGTTGAATCAAAGTTATCTACTACATCTTGTGACTCTGCCTTTATACCACCTTTTACCATTTCATTCAAGCTAGTAATGGCTGACATAATAGCGTTAAGCTGTTCTGTCTGTAGTTTGCCATCAGTTGCCTGTGACTTCATCTCTAGTTCCATCTGTTTCAATTGCAATTCAGCTTCCTTGATACGGTACTCGCCCTCAAGTTGCATTTGTTTTTGTTGGAACTCTAGTTCTTTACGAGCGTTCTCTACCTGCATTTGCTCACGGTCTAGCTGTAGCTTGGCTTGGTTAGTTTGTGCAGACAATTGAGCCTTCTGTTCTTCTACCTTGGCATATAACTGTGCTGCCTCTGAGTTAGGGTCAGCCGGTGCTTGGCTTGCTTGTTGCATTATTTGCTGTTCAACCTCTGGTGTAATGTCATTAATGAATGATGTGGTGTCTTTGAAGCCAGCCATCTCAATCATGCGACCTAGTGTGCTGCGGTATTGCGTTACAGTCACCAATGGGTTGTTAGCACCGTACTTGCCGATTATTTCTTCCTGTTTAGCCATAATCATTTGCAACATAGCAATCTGCTCTTGGCGGTTACCGTTACCCAAGCCTACGTTGATTGATACATCGTAAAGGTCAGACCATTCACGTGGGTCATAAGATACCCATTTGCCACGCATACGAATTGTCTTAGCTTGGTTTTGGTATTTGCATAGTAGGTGCAAGATGCCACGGAATAATGATTTAACACCTGTTTCAGCAAAGATACGAGCCATTAGCTCTAGCTTACCTGCTGACTGTTGCATCATGGCTGCTACGGCTGTTGCTGTAGTGTTCTGAAGAACGTTAGCATCAAGACCTTGCTGTAGGTCACTAACACCGGTACGTTTAGCCTGTACACCGTCTAGGTATTCCATCATAGGGAATGATTGACCAGCTGTGTTTTGTACGTTTAATTGTGTAACTGCTGCATTATTCTTAACACGCACAACACCACCGGCAGTAGACGTTAGCAAGTCATCTAGGTTTACTTGACCCTCTACGGCTGTAACACGAGCATTGTTGGTTAGGTACAAGTTGTCTAGCATTTGACGCAAGATAGTAGACTTGGTTAGTTGCAAGTCCATTGTCCTGTCGGCTAGTGATTGACCAAAGAACTTGTGTGGAATAGGAATTGGGCATACAGAGTGGAATGGCACGTAGTCGCATTCTTCGTTAGACAGTATTGTTTCACCGCCTATGATAACCCTGCGTAGCTCTAGCAAGCCGTTGTCGTTAGTATCTACCTTGATGTAGCACTCAAATATCTCTACCTCTTCCATTGATAGGTCGCTGGACTGTGTGTAGTCAGGCAACTCATCACGACCAAAACGAGCTAAACGCTCTGGTGCGTACTCTAAACGGTCATTAGCTGGGATTGTGTCTACGATAGACTTCTCGTAACCCATAGCAATCAAGTCACCACGGGCAATCATTCTACGGTGTGCTGTGAATGGTGAGTCTTCAATGGTCTTAGCACGTTTGCTGATTAAGAACTCCTCTGGTGGGACATTCTCAATAGCGATACGGCTCTCATCATTTATCTTTTGGATTGTAATGTTATGCGTATTGTAAGATAAGCCATCTGAGCCAATGACTACATCGGTCACTTGCTTGGTGATTTCCCACTCGCCAGTCTGCATAATCATGGCTAACTCGTCATCGGTTAAGCCTTTATACTTCTCTTTGATGGTGTCTTTCTTTTCTTCCCAATAGGCTTTAACAACACCGACCTTTTGTAGCAATGCATCCTTGAACCAGTTGTGTAGGATTAAGAAACCATCGTTGTCTTTATAGAACACCCAGTTAGCCATGTCACTAGCTTGGTCAGCCAATGGTTCTTCACCGTCTTTAGTAGGCTCAAAACGCACAGCGTCTTCGCATGACGTGAAAACACGGATTAGTTGAGGCAATGCACCGTCTACAGCTTCTGCGACCTCACCGGTAACTACTTGGCTGCGACCTTCTGTTTCGTTGCCATAGTGGTCACGGAAGTAGTAGCTCATCGCATCGGCACGAGCTTGAACCGTATCTGACTCTAAGTAGCCAATAGCGTTATTGATTTCATCAGCAACAAGTGCCTTTAATTCTTCTTGATTCATCATACGACCCATGCCTTATTTTGTTGTAATGGTTTAGACCATGTTGTATCTACTTCTACTAACCCTATTGCTAAATACCTAAACGAGTCTGCAAAGTGTGATGACCAGTCGTGAACTGGCTTATCATAAAACACATTCTGCTTCTCGTTAAACTCACGTCTATAGTTACGCAATGCTACCAGACCGTTCTTTGTGCGTTCCATGTCAAACCAGCATCTCGGCAGCATACGTCTGACTGCTTGAATGCCATCTGCTATAGATAGGCTTGGTGCTACTGTTACGTCTAGTCCAGCTTCCATTAAGACCTCTAAACGACTGCGCCCTGTAGTCATCTCTCTGACTCTTACATCGTGCGGTAGAATCTGCTGACCCTTGTCATAACCGTTATCACGTAACCAACTAACATAGTAATCAAGTCCGACTCCGTGGTTCTCTGTGCAATCTATTAGCTGTATCTCTTTACCAACTATCTGCGCTACCCAAATACACGTACTGTCGCTGACACCCAAATCCCAGCTACAAACAATCTTTGCCAGTTCGTCTTTAGGAATCTTAGTAACACGCTTCTCGTTATCGGCTTCATGTAATAGTGACCCATAGTAAGCACCTTCTACCGGTGCGTCAAAGCTACACTCAAACTCTTGCTTGTACTTGTCCTCGCCCATCTCGTTCTTAGCACTAGCCAACTCTTGGGGGTCTAGTATGCCAGTATCACTAGCCTTAAACTCTAAGAACTTCCAGCCTTCTGTGACCATTGCACGTTCTTTGAACTCTCTAAAGTGATTATTCCCCTTTGGAGTGCCGATAAACAAACAGAATCCTTTTCTGTCTGCTAGTGCCGGTCTTACAATCTCATTCCATATCTTTGGGTCTTGGTCACCGACCTCATCTAGTACAACACCATCAAAGTATTGTCCTCGTAAGCTGTCACCATTCTCTGAACCGTATAAGCTAATACGTCTTCCTAAGAAGTCTACACGCAATTCAGCAATGTTGACTGTAGCACCCAATGGTCTTGTATATTCTATAAGGTAATCAAACGCTACTCGTTTAGCTTGTGCATACGTTGGTGCAATATAAGCGTAACGAGGGTTTTTCTGTTCGTTGTTTAATGCTGCATTAATAAGATGTAGGATAGCTGAAACAGTCTTACCCATACGTCTATGTGCAACTACTACAGTAAAGCGATTATTATTTACTGCCCTATGAATATCTAGTTGAGGTTGTCTTGGTCTGTAACCTAAATCTGGTGCTGCTTCCTCAACTTCTTCATACTCTAATACTTCATCAGTCATTAGGTACGCCTGTAATGACTTTCATCACCATAGGAGAGTCTGCATCGCCACTCATCTCTATTGCCTTCAAGTCAGGTAAGACTTTGTCTAATAAAGTTTTTCCGATATTAACTTGTATTGCTGTTAGCTCAATATCACCATCATAGGCTTTCATTAATCTATTGATGATTGCCGAGGCTTGAATCTTACTTCTTACATCGTCTTGATGTCTACGACCCATAGGTCTACCAGCTAGTTTTTTGTCTTCCATTGTCTTGTGACTCCTTATAGGTTGGTCACCCTATTGTTGTTAATTATTTCATTCCACTAGCATTGTAAAAAGGCGATTGACCTTGTGATTGCATTAAATCTCTGTATGCTGCTGCTTTCTTAGCAATAGATGGAGTTATTATCCCTTTTGCTATTGATATTCTTTCGTACTCGTCTAGCGTAGGAACTACTGTTGGAAAGTCACCTTTTTCATCGCCTATAGAATACTCTGTAACATCATTACCTTTTAACTTACCTTGACCAGTAAGCAATCCTAGCCAACCAGTAGACTTAGGCATCATCTCGCCACCATACCCAGTTACATTGCCTTGCTTGTCATATAATTCATATGCTCTTGAGCCGTATGGACTAGGATAGTTTAAAGCATTTAACCCACCTTGTTGAGATGGGTTGCTAAATAATAATCCTAGTATCTGACTATAATCCATAAGTTACCAATGTCTTATTGCATTTAAGATAAGCGTTATATTAGCGATTACAGCTAACAGTATTATTGCCCAATGGTCGTTCATTAAAATTGTCTACGATAAAATAATTCTAATAGTTTACCAGTATCAATGCCACCTCTAGGGTTTAGTTCTTGAACATAACGATTTTTTTCATAATTAGCACCAATTGCATTCTTACCAAAGTTATATGCAACATCAGCACCAGTCAATCCAAATTCATCACCATATTTGTTAGAATAACCACCGGCAGTTAATCCAGCAGTTAAAGCATTATCCCCTACAGGGAATGAATAACCAGCTCTACCACCACCGTATATTGTATCTGTTCCACCTTGAGTCATTTTACCCATAGATGCTTGTAGTTGCATACGATTTAAAATTTCTTGTAGCTTATTAGGGTATGTATCTAACAGGCTAGGCAAGTCAGGCAAATTATATTTATTGCCTTTTAATGTTGGTGCAAGATATGTAGCTAATCCAGCCATTACTTACCTTTGGCTTTACCAGCCTCGCTAAGTGCAATTGCAATTGCTTGCTTACGTGACTTAACCACCTTGCCACCCTTGCCGGAATGAAGCTCTTTGTCTTTCCACTCGCCCATAACCTTACCAATCTTTTCTGCTGCTTTATCTAATCGCATAATTAATCCTCGGTTTCAAAGTCTTTACGTTCCCATACAGAGCATAGTCTACTATTATGACAAATTAAACTGAGCTTGTGACACCAGCCACGTTGCGCTTGACCATCGTATAAGTCGTATTTGTTAAGTGGAATTGCCTCCATTGCTTCGTACTTCTCAGGAGTGTTATCGTAGTAGGCGCAGTTACCGCATCGTTGACGTTTGGCTTCTGCTGGTGTGATTCGGAACATCTTAGCCATCTTTGCCCAGTACTCGGTATTAGGCAAACTTGGGTTCATAGCTCCTAGAGAATAGTTATCAATGGCATTCTTGGTGTTGTCAGCAATCTCTTTGGCTGTGCCAATAGTAGTTTTTGTGTCTAACAAACCTCTTGCCATAGTTATTCCCTTAAAAAGTAGGAGGCTCTCGCAACTAGACTGCCTCGGAGTCTACCCTATCACGTCTGAGGGGCAATGATTGCTTTCTAGCGATGTACAGTCGCTGGAATAAAAGAGTAATGCAGACTCGCACTACTATAAATCGTTACGTGACTTTACCATACTAATCAATCGTGGTCAATATATCACTTTTAATGGTTTTAACTATGGTAACGTGTCTAAAAAAGAGCATAATTCGTACATATACACAATGACGTGTACATAAAACAAAGGAATCTAATCATGTGGACATCACCAGCAG